CATGTCGGTGGCAGGTTCGTGCTTACCACCGGTAGATCCTCCGTCTAGACCACCGAGGGCCATGGAAGACTGACCACCCGCCGAAGCGCCGATGATGTTCTCTCCGGTATTGTTGACCGGCAAGACTCCCAAGATAGTCATGTCGTCATAGTTGTCATTGTTCACGAGAACTACTACGGCCGCTCCCTTGGCTACGCTGAGTCCGCCTTGTCCTCCGCCGCCTCCCTGATTAGGACCGCCCGCGCCAGTAGCAGGCGACAGAGTCTTCGTCCAGGGGAGGGTATCAGTCGGCGTCTGACCGGTACCACCGTGTAGTGAGACTATGCGGAGCTTTACTCTGTTGAGCTGCTCAGGATCTTTGATGTCTTCCACCGTGCCGGTGTAGATGGAGACTCTTTGATCGAAGTTGGAGGATTTCATTACGAGATCTTTCCTATGCAGTGTAATAAAGTTCGGCCGGTATGGCCTGCCGTATCACCCTTACCACCCAGTTCTACTACGTGCATCAGAGACGAGACCAGCCACTTACCAGAGGCCGCGTTATTAGGACTCGCGTCACTGAAGTAAGTTGCACTACCGCTATTGAGATTGATTATATCGCCCGCGTGAATGTCACTCGATAAGGGGACGAGTAGTCTCAGCTTAGCGGTGTACTCGTTCAAGTTCTGTTGATCGCGATCCTCGTGCCTCTTCTCTTTTTCTTGCTCTATGCTGTTGACGACCGGGAAGAGCACTTTAGGCTCTCCTGCCTTGACACCCAGGCCAGGAGTTGAGAGACCGGCCGAAGCCTTGGAGTTGTTAGCGAACTTACCGAACTGAGGGTTGAATCTCTTACCCTGAGCATTCGTCTGCTTCTGCGCAGTGACTGGGCTTCCCTGGTACTGCATGTCGAACACGGTAGACGGATCTCCTAGAGAGTTAGGATTGGCAGAGCCAGCGGCGTTGTAAGTGAAGTTTCTCTTAGGCCCTTGACTGGTGAGGTCTTTCATGGTCTTGAAGTTCGAGGTGCCGCCATTCTTGTTGGTATTGAAGTAGTGACCTCTGCTCTTTGCATTGGAGCGATGACCCGCATTTCGTATGATCTCGAGTGGCATGCCCGTACCGGAAGTCATTGTGGCCTGCTTCATGCCCGAGCTCACTTCGATGGGCTTACCAGAACCCATCTCCTTGTGAACTTCTTTGATGATGTCGTCGGCGTTCTTCTGCTTCCATCCCTTCTGAATTCTGGCGCTAGCTGCTTTAGGAAAGTCTTCGTCTACGCAGTCGATGGTGCCGAACAGGCCCTTACCGGCTTCGTGCATCTGTGGCTTCGCCGAGTGGACCACAAATTTGCACTGCAGAGCTGGTCCGTTCTGAGGCTGTATACTGATGTTCACCGGAGCTCCGGCCAGTGCTTCCTGCATCTCGTATCTGGAGTCGCGGGCAATGTATATAGTCGCCCTCGTGAATGTGCTTCCCATATCTTCCGCGACTACGATACGACTAGATAGTGGTAGGAGATCCCTACCATTGAGAGTGGCTGTTATACTTCTGATGACGTCGACTGGTTCAGACATTCTTCAAGAGTGCCTCTAGGTTGTCGTCAAGAGAGTTTATGGCGTTGACGTCGAGGACAAAGATCTCCTTACGCAGCTCGTTCTTCTCGAGCTCGTCAGTGTAGGCATCGACCGAACGCCAGTAGGGTAGCTCATCATTCGAAAGATGACTATTCGATAAGAGAGCATTAGCAGCAGCATTCGTGTCGATTCGCACGTGCGTCAACACTACTACGTTAGCGCCGCCTCTCCTACCGATGACGTAGTTGTCTTCGTCTCTGTACTGTCCTGCTGTCTCATAAGTGAAGAACGAATTTGGAGTAGCGACTACGCCATTGTTCGCGAAGCGCACCTCTGAAAAGTCGACTTTCTGCACCGTCATGACAGCCGTAGCAGGATTGTTGAACGTATAAGTGGAATTGCTAGAAGGTGATCCGGTCGGTGCGGCCGAGATCTCGAAGTGATTTCCATTGATGATGTGCTTGACGTAAGCACCTGTTGGGATATTGGTGCCTGACACTTTTGCCGTAGGAAGGATCTTAGAAGTGCTTCGCACGAAGATAGTAGTGTTACCAGAAGAGAATGTGATGTCGTTGAAAGAAGCATTCGAGTAAGTGAAGAGGCGAGTATTAGCGTCTGTAGCGTCGACAGAGACTACTGTACTCTTTACTGCTACGTCGTCCAAGTAGTTGTACTGGTACAGGCGCTCTCCTATGGTGAAAGCCTCAGACAGAGAATTGATTGAGTTGTTAGAGATCACCGTGATCTGATCTAGTCGATTGTTATCGAGCGCCCAGTCTAGCTTTCTTCTGAAGTAGTTTATGACTTCTCTATTGTAGCCGTACTGGGGGCTCCAGTATTTCTTATTCACTTGAGGCAGCGCTTCGTACTGTGCGGGCGATAGCAGCGTCGTGTCAGAAGCCCAGTCTACTTCGTACCTCAACACGGTGTCGCGAGCTGCTTCTACGCTGCCGTACTTAGTCTCGATGTAATTCTCCAGAGACTGGGAGTCTTTGGGCCACTCTGAATAGGGGTCTATGATTCCGTTGACGAGATAGATGGCCCAGGCGTAGTATGGATCCTTGTAGTAGAACGACGCGATGCTGTCTGCGCGCTCGCCTTCCTTGATGGTGTAAGGTAGCAAGGCTACGCCAGTCTCTATCAAGTACTGGCTCAGCTTGGTGCGCGCGCTGATGTCTCTGACTACGTAGTCGTTGTAAGAGACCGTCGGGAACTTCTGGAAGTAGTTACGAGTGACTGCCATATTAGAACCTATCCGTGCTGAGCCATACCGCGGTCTCTGTTATAGTCATGTCGATCTGCACGGAGACTGGGTACTCGTCTTTGTGATAGGCCGGCCCGCCCTCCGTGGTATAATTCACCGCGAAGCCCTGTACATATGCAGGCTTGAAGAAGTACATCTTGTCGCCGTTGTACATGTAGACGTTGACGAGATTCGGATACTGGAAGGCCAATCCGCCGGCCGCGGTAGTAGGATATATCCTGGACTTGATGTACCTGATGATCGTGTGCAGAGCCTCGGACTCTTCCTTGCTAGAAGGTACTAGCTTCCAAGATAACGAATGTGTCTTTAATGTTGGCTGTACGAACTTGAGAGTCTGATGAGTATTCAATGCATAGCCGAGCAGTGCACCGGCAGATTCTGCCGCGGCGCCCGCAATTACTCCAGCACCACCTAAATCTCCTAGCTTATCGACGCCTATCTTAGAAGCCAAGCCAGCCGCCATGTTTCTAACACTAGTAAATCCAGAAGCAACGCTAGCGGCGCCTGAGAGCGCGCTGGTAGCCTGATCAGTGAGAGACAGTGGCTGATAAGCTAGCTGATTTGTATCAGTGAGATTCATTGGAATTGGGAGAGTCACACTTCCGGTTCCTTTTCTCTGATATACAGCGCTGCTAGAACCCATGATAGTGCCGAAGTTGGCTTCTTCGAATCCTAGGTAGATCCAGTACTTGCCGATGTCTTTCGGGAACTGTAGACCGCCGCCCACTAGATTAGTCTCTCTAGACTCCTCGACACTAGGACGCTGGCTGTTGAGTTGCTGCCAGCTCTGCGCCGCCGAGACAGTGCTCAAGAAAGAATCCGCTTGCTGATAAGCCGAAGAAACAGCGCCCGCGATCTGACTTATAGAAGAGCCAGCCAGACCGGTGGCGCTGAGTGTATTAGTGATAGCAGTAAGAGGCGACTGGCCTGAGAATGCCTGAAGGATGCTAGAAGCCTGAGTGAATCCCGTCAGCGCGCTCTGTATAGTACCAGTTAACTGACTGAAAGCCCCAGGATTGAACCCCTGTATGTTCTGCAGAGTCTGGACTACGGAGCTGATCTGCCCCAGCGGGATCATAGCTCCTACTTTACTCGTGACGTCTTTTGCAGTGGCTATAGCGTCTGGAATGGAGGCCATCTAGATAAGTTCCTTGAATGCGGATAAATAGTATTTATCATGAGTTCTAAAGGCCGCTTCAAGCCCAAGAATCCACAAAAGTATCGCGGAGACCCCACGAACATCATCTATAGATCCGGCTGGGAGCTAAAACTGATGGGCTACTTGGACGCCCACGAAGAAGTATCCCAGTGGGCCTCGGAAGAGTTCTGCATACCATACAGGTCGCCGGTCGATAACAGGATTCATCGGTACTTCCCTGACTTCTGGGTCAGGAAGACTGACGGCGCTATACTGGTCATCGAGGTGAAGCCGGCCAAGCAGGCGGAGCCTCCAAAGCAGCCCGGTCGACTGACCAGGCGCTACGTAAACGAAGTCTTTGAATATGGCAAGAACCAGGCCAAGTGGAAGGCCGCTCGCGAGTACTGCGCAGACAGAGGCTGGAACTTCGTCGTCATGACAGAGAGAGAACTAGGGATCAAGACCATCTGATGGCAAACATATTCGATAAGATACTCGACGTCTCACCAGTAGAGGCAGGTAAGAAGTCTAAGTCCGCTCTCGAGTGGTTCAGGCAGAAGGCCAGCAACAGCCGAGTCAGTCCGAATACGCTACTCACCGCCGGAGACTACAGGCAGAACCTGACTAGGTCTCCTCTGCCGGGCAGCATGTTCCTCTTTCAGTACGACGCCAAGCACAAAGAGACGTTGCCCTACTGGGACATGTATCCCCTCGTATTCCCGATAGACATGGACTCCACAGGATTCCTGGGCCTCAACCTCCACTATTTACCCCCGACGCTCAGGGCCAGCCTGTTCAGCAGCCTCGTGGGCTTCGGCTCCAAGAACGAGGCGCAAGACCTCAAGTTGTCGTATTCCATCTTGACTAAATACTCGAGGCTGAGTTATTTCAAACCTTGCCTGAAGAGATACTTGTTTAGCCACGTCAAGTCGCAGTTCCTCTACATAGAGCCCGACGAGTGGCCGATAGCCATCTTCTTGCCTCTGCAGAGATTCCAGGGAGCCAGCTCTGGCAAGGTATACGCCGACTCGAGAAAGATCATCGGAACGAAGAGAAAGTACAAGTAAATGCCGGCAATCGGAAGAAGTTTCGACATAGATCAGTTCAGAGCTCTCATGGCTCGAAAGGGAGTCGCGAGAAACAATCTCTACAAGCTGATCATCACTCCACCTCCTGGCTTAGCGGGAGCAGCTCGGGCACTGAATATGCCAACTAACCCTGGCGACGTGGAAGACATCACGCTCTACTGCGACAGCATCACACTTCCCGGTCTGTCTCTGGCTACAGTGGAGTCGAGGCCGTACGGCTACGGCCCGGTAGAACTCAAAGCACATACACCCATGTTCCAGCCCATCAGCGCCACGTTCATAGTCGACGCCAAGGGCTACACGCTCTCGTTCTTCAGAAACTGGATGAGAGGAATCGTCAACTACACGACAGAGGGCAGGGCAGTTCACAGAGCAGAAGTCAACGGAATGAAGGCTTTCGAGGCAGCGTATAAGTCCGAGTACGAGTCCAACATGGAGCTCTACGTAGTGGGTGGCACCGTTCAGTCCTCTAGCGCCAGCGAGCTCAACTTAGACATCGTGAGCAAGACCGTTATCAACAGAGCATTCCCTATAGAGATCGGATCTGTTCAGCTGAGCTACAGCTTCAATGATCAGTACCTGAGTCTTCCGGTCAGCTTCAGTTACTTCGACTGGTACACCGAGAATCTGGATCAGAGCGGCAATCGCACTGGCAATAGGATAGACGCGGGTAGCACGGGTGGAGACATCAATACGCCGTTCGACTACAACGCGGCACAGAATAGACGTTAACATGGAGATATAATATGGCACTGCCGAAACTAAAGTATCCGATCTTTGAACTCGAGATTCCCTCTTCTCAGAAGACTCATAAGTTCAGACCGTTCTTAGTAGCCGAGGAAAAGATCCTCCTCATGGCGCAACAGAGTGGAGACTTGAAAGAGATCATCCTATCACTGAAGCAGGTCATCGGGAACTGCTGTCAGGATCCGGAGTTCGACTCCGACAAGCTGGCCACGTTCGACATCGAGTACCTGTTCTTGAAGCTGAGATCTAGGTCTGTCAGCAACATGGCGAAGGTCTACTTGACGGACAACGAGGACGGCAAGGAGTACAGCTTCGACATCGACCTCGACAAGGTAGAGATGAGGAAAGATCCGGCTCATAATTCGAAGATCCAACTCAACGACGACATCGCTATCGTCATGAAGTATCCGACTACTCAGATGATCGACGCGATCGCGACCATGCAGGTGGAGACCAAGGCTTTCTTCGAGGTCATGAAGTACTGCATCGAGTTCGTGGTAGAGGGCGGAGACAAGATCTCGGTGTTCGCCGATGCTCCAGAAGACGAGCGTGATGAGTTCGTTCAGAGCATCGACATCGCCACCTTCGCCAAGATCACGCGATTCTTCGAGACTATGCCTAAGATGCACTACGAGATAGACTACAAGAACTCTCTCGGCCATAGCAGAAAGGCTATCCTCAGGAACCTGAACGATTTTTTTATATTGGGCTGAGTCACACTAACCTCAAGAACTACTACGAGGTAGTGTTTGGCTTGGCTCACCATCACAAGTACTCCATCGCCGACATAGAGGCGCTGGTACCGTTCGAGCGAGACGTATACGTCGACTTGGCTATAGCGTATAAGAAGCAAGTAGAAGAAGAGATGAGAACCAGAAATGGCTGAAGAAGCAGTCAGAGAGTCGCTGGACGAGATCGTCAGAGCAATTGGCTTCGGTATAGTCGGCGACTTCCGTCAGCTATACGACGCCATGCGAGACGTGTCTTCGGATCTACGAACTGGCAACGCAATACTCGATCAAGTCAATCAGAATACGAAAGACGTCAGTAAGACTCTCGACGACTTCCAAGCCAAGAGAGTCAGAGACAGAGAAGCCAGGGCATATAGATCTCAGGAAGATAAGCTCGAAGGTAGGACTCGTCTCAATGCACAGCGCAGTGAGGAGGCTCTTCAGAGAATTCAGAAGACTCTCGATGCCATCCTGCGAGACGTCAAACTAGGTGGCGGTGACGGCGGTAGCATAGTCGACGACGTGGCGGCGGGGGCAGCAGGAGCTGCGGCAGGAGGCGCAGCGGGCAGCTTCTTGAAGGGAGCGCTAAAGGTCGGCAAAGTAGGAGCCGTACTGGCTGGAGCTACTGCGGTCGGAGCAGCTGGAGCATACTTACTCAGTGGTAGCAGCACGGGTGGAGAGGAGGGTGCCTCTGTCGGACCTGCCTCTGGACCTGCCGCTAGTACTAGCGTACCCACGCCGGCCAGCGATCTCGCTAAGATGGGAGGAGCCACTGCGGCGGTGGGAGCCTCTGCTGGTGCAGCCGCGCTTATCAGTCGCTCTACGATGTCCGCGAAGCAGAAGGCTCTCGCGAAGATAGGTCCAAAGGTCCCGACGTATCTCTCTAAATTCGGTGGCAGGATCGCTACCACCATCGGTCTCAAGAGTATCCCCATCTTCGGCGCACTCGTGGGAGGCTACTTCTCATTCAGTCGCTTCATGTCTGGCGACAGCTGGCAGGCAATAGGATTCGAATTCGCCTCGGGTATCGCTCCTGACGTAGGAGCTCTCGGAGGACCAGCCGGTTACGTGGCCGGCGTAGCCAGCACGCTGGCCATCCAGACTTACTTAATATGTCGTGACATCTATCAAGAAGAGAACGCCGTAGACATCAAGAACAACGTAGTCCCTAACTTCGACGACTTGGACTGGTCTGAGAGGGCACTGGTCTTAAACTCTGTGAAGGGATACGTCGAGTCCTATGTAAACACTCTCCTCGGTAGGAGTAAGACGGCGGACTCCACGACGGGTATCACTCCGACTTCCACTTCTGGTGCAGCTATGGGTGGAGCTGGTGGTATGGCCGCCATGGCAGGCGCCGCCGGAGCTACACTGGCGGGTGCAACAGCGGCTGCATCTGAGGGCGGCGGTCAGTCTCAGACTCCTCCAGCTACGGGTGGAGACACTGGCGGTATAACCACGGGTGCCGCTCAAGACATAGCCGCTCAGAGAGAAGTGACTCCGCCTGGTCAAGTTCCTGACACTGAAGCACGTCAAGGCGCATACACTCAGAATCTCTACAGCTCTCCTCAAACTACTGGAGGAACTTCTGCTTCGCCTCAGATCCGTACAGACACCGGATTCACCGGTGGACAGAATCAGTCCGCTTCGCCGAGTGACACTATCGCCACGGTCAGTGTAGGGTCTGATCAGACGAGCATGTACAGCGGAGGAGAATACGGGCCTATCCTCGACTACTTGGCAGACTCGGAAGGTGCCGATTACAACACTCAGTTCGGGTATCAGAATACGACGGACGGTAGGCCGCTGACTGACATGACTGTGGCCGAAGTCATGGAAGCTCAGAGGAAGCAGAGGGGATCTTCTGCGATCGGTAGATACCAATTCATGAAACAGACTATGATAGACGGACTCAACGCCGGCATCATACGTCAAGATGAGAAGTTCACACCAGAGACTCAAGACAGATTCGCTACTTGGTTGATAGACAATAAGCGCAAGGGATCTAAGTGGCGTGCCGGTCAGATGTCGAATGAAGACTTTGGCAAGGCTCTGTCTCAAGAGTGGGCATCTGTGCCTAATCCATACACGGGAGCCAGCTACTACGGCCAGGGCATAAAGCACGACACTAGCACTCTCATGAATGTCATACAGAGCGCCAAGGGACCGGCGCCCATGGCGGAGGGAGCGAAGATAACTCCTCTCAGTGCTGATATGCCGAAGGCTGGCAGAGACGTCTCTATAGGCCTACAACCTCCAAAAGATCCGCAGCAGATAGAAGATGAAGATACCCTAACTTCATCTCAGAGGACTATCGACGCTCGAAAGAAGGGCTCATTTGCTGGAAGCCCGCAAGAGAAGACGAAGAACATGCTCTCTACGTATATGCCATACATGGAACACATATTTAATGGCATAGACTTACGCCATGCTAGAGAAGAAGTCACCGCAGACATTCACTTCGAAGAAGCGATGAACCCACTGTACTAAGATGGCAACAGCAGACAGAGAACTACTCAAGATCAAGACGAAGATAGGAAACTCTTTTTTAAGAGCGTTCTATCCTATCGACTATCGCAGTAATCAGAACATACTCAAGAACGTGGACGACTTGCTCGAGAGAGAAGTCAGAGGTCTGCGCGCCCTCTCTAGCGCCACGAGCCAGGTGTCTCAGAAGATAGGTAGAGCACTGACTTCTCTGAGCGAAGAGATGGACGAGCTTCGCGACTCCATGAATAGCTTACAGAATGCCAGGGCTGCTCGAGAAGACGGCATCAGCAATACGTCAAAGAGCGCAGAAGACGTCTCTAATGCTCTCATCGACTTCTTAGCAGCCGGTGGATTCGAGGCTCTCAGGCGCCTCAAGAATAGAACGGGTGGCAGGACTCCAGGAAACAACAGGACTCTCAGCAACGCAGAGAAGGAAGCGGCCAGAAGAGCGAAGATAGACAAGTGGAGAGAAGAGAGAGCCGGAGGCAAAGCTCCTAAAGAAGCCAAAGCGCCTGACAGCAAGTACAAGTTGCCAAAGGGACTAGGAATCCTCGGCCTAGCCATCGGTCTCTGGGGAATATGGTCCGAGCTTCAAGCACTCGATCCCAATATGAAGAAGGGCGAGTATCGCCAAGCAGTCACTCAGATCGTGGCCCGCGCAGTAGCCAGCTTTGGCCTCATGTGGGTCGGAGCTTTCCTCGGCGCGATGGTGGGTGGAGCTCTTGGATTCGGAGTAGGAGCCCTACCAGGATTCATCGCTGGCCTCGTAGGTGGCGCGGTAGCCGACTACGCGCTGGGTGACAGCGTAGACGAATTAGTCAACGGCGTGGTAGACTACCTCTACACCGGAGACGAGGAAGAAGAGGAAGAAGCAGCTTCGACTCAGGCGACGCCAGACGCCACCATGCAAATGAAGGAGCCTCCTGCTCCTGTAGCAGCACTCGAACCAGTTCCTCAGCAGACTAGTGAGCAGGCCTCGGTACAAGCGATGCTAGCTCCTCCGATAGCAGGACCTACGCCGCCTACTCCTCCCGCCGAGCAGATGGTAGACTCGCCTGTCGAGTACCCTGGTCCAGTATCAGCGGTTGATTTAGAGCCATTCGCTAAGCCACAGACTCCGCCTACTACTGCCAACGCAGCCGTCAATGAGGCTTTGAATCGTACGCGGCTCACGATACCACAGACTGAGCAAGAGCAGACTCAGTACATGCAGAATCTCTACGGAGGCGGAGAGCAGGCTCCTGCTGGTCCTCTTCCGCCGCCGACTGGTGACCTGCTATCTACGGCCAGCCAGTACCTAGGAATGAGTGAAGGCAAGGATCGCTCGACACTCAACGCATTCATCGGTCAGTACTTTCAGCCGTGGGATGTCGCTAAGACTCCCTGGTGCGCGGCTTTCACTAACTCTGTCCTCGCTAGCAATGGTCGCCCCGGAACAGGATCAGCCTGGGCTAAGAGCTTCTTGGACTACGGTGCACCCGTATGGAGTCGTGAAGGTGGCGGAGACGTCAGTGCAGTTCAACCAGGCGACATAGCAGTGTTCACCAGAGGCGGCGGCGGTCACGTGGGATTCGTGAAGAGCTTCACTGGCGACAGCATCGTGGTGTTGGGTGGAAATCAGTCTGATTCTAGCGGAGGAGGTGGCGCCGTCACTGAGTCTTCTAGGGGTACTCAGAGCTTACTGAAGATCGTGCGGCCGCTGGCCGAGGGTGGAAAAGTAGAGCCTAAAAAGGGAGGTACTCTGGCCCTCGTGGCAGAAGCCGGAGAGCCAGAGTACGTCGTACCTCAGAGCAAAGCCATCAAGTTCGCTCATGAGATGTTATCGGCACGACCACGATACAAAACGAAGAGACACACTCACGTCGTAGTCATGCCGATTCTCACTTAGTTGTCCTCGGCGAGAGTCTTGAAGAACTCGAGGCTCTCGTCATCATCCTCGACCACTGCGTTCTTCTTCGACTCCTTCGGCGTAGACCAGGGGAGCTCGTCGTCGTCGCTCTGCTTAGGAGCGGGAGCTGGCTTACGAGCAGCAGGAGCGTCAGCCACACCGTCAGTCAAGACTTCGTCGAGACCGAGCACTTTGTAGAGCTTGGCCTTCAACTCGTCGTAGGACTTGAAATTGGACGGATCGAGGAACGGCTTCAACTTGTGCTGCCTCTTCCAGATCTTCTCGAGCTTGGCATCGTCGTCGAGCAGCGGACCAGACTCAGAGAACTGAGACTTGTCGTAGTTGCGATAGCCCTCGACGTTGCGGATCTTGACCTGGAAGTTAGCGCCGTCCCAGAGGTCGAACGGGTTCAGCGGCTTCTCGTCCGGGAACTGCGGATGCATGACTTCCTGGAGCTTGTCGAAGATCTTCTTGCCGTACTTGAAGAGGAACACCTTGCCCTCGTTCTCAGGATTGGCAGGATCCTTCAGCACGATGATGTTAGAGATGTAGGTGAGACGGCGCTTCTGAGCGCGGGCCTGTCGACGCTGAGGCGAGTTGTCGTCCTCGGTTGCGTTCCAGAGCTTGGAGTTGTACTCGCCGACTGGATCCTTCTCGTTAGGACCGAGAGAAGTGCGGGAGTTCTCGATGTACCACCCGCCTGGTCCCTTGAATCCGTGGTCCCAGATGCGAATGAATGGTACGTCTTCACCCTCGGATGGAGGGAGGAAGCGAATCACGGCGTAGCCGTTACCGGCCTTGTCTACGGCCGGATACCAGAAACGGTCGTCTGCCGCCTGCTGATTGGTCTTGGTGTTGAGCTTGTTGAGTTCCGCGGTGAGTGACTCGAGCTGAGCCGTGCGGTTCTTCTTGAGGGAAGCGAAGTCCATCGTATTCTCCGTATTGCGTTGTATGTTGCGTATGCTTCGTATGTGGGCTTACGCCCTTTCTATATATCATGCTGTAGCAAAAGATGGAACAGAAAAATTATCAGTTCCTCACGTATCTCTCGAGAACGATCTCTCGAAACTTGTCCTTCTCGAACTTGAGAAACGGCTTGTACTTGACCAGCTTTCTCCTGATAGTTGGCCACATGACTGTGTCCTCTATCTTCTTGTCCCACGCCTCGATGATGTTGGCCAGAGAGTCTATCACTAGGATAGTCTCGGCTGACACCTTCTTCTGCATGTACATCTTCAGTAGCTGTGGGTGTTGCCCGTCCTCTACTCTGACTGCCTGCTTCAGGTCCTCGATCTTCTCGAGTTCCTCGCTGAATCTGTAGGTCAGCGACTGAGTCCTCTTCACCCAGTCTCGATACACTCGCTCGGCATCTTCCTGTGTGAGGTCGCGCGAGTAGCTCTTGTCATTCTCGAGGAAGTTGGCGACTAGGAATTCCAGTAGGTCTTCCTTGCGCGCCAGCTTCTCGAAGAAGTACCTGTCCTTGCGAGCATAGAAGGACTCCAGCTTCGCTGGCACTTTGCCACGATACTTGAAGTAGTCGTATCCGTCACGCTCGAAGTGATTCTTCACCGCCAGGTAGGTGGTGTAGGCCTCGAATGGATTCATATCGGGAGGTGTGCGGTCTTCGGAATGAAGTTGAGAGCCTCAGCCTCCAGCTGAATGTTGGCCTTCACGACGGTGGACATCTTGATGATGTTAGCCACCGTCTCGATCTCCATGTTGTTCTTCTCGGCGTAGTGAATGGCGGCGTCTATGTAGGGAATGTCTTTCTCTATCACGAGCTTCTCTATACCACGAAGGATCTCAGAGGACGACCTCATCGACTTAATACTGACTTTCATAAGAGAAGCTCCTGATAGAGTGAGTGTGTTACTTGTTCTTGACTGGCGAGAGGTGCAGCGATGCACCGGCCAGGGTAGCGCTGAGTCCGGTCTGTCCAGACACCGAGATCGGCTGGAGTGTGACCGACTTCTTCATGCCACCTACGAGGGCGTTGACACCTACGCCTACGGCGACAGTGGCCTCGGCAGAGGCGCCGAAGTAGTTGCCGGCGAGAGCACCCTTGCCGAGAGAACCTGGAGCGAGCACTGCCCAGACTACTGTCTGGTTACCGGTGACGCCGAGGTCCAACCCGAGCTTGGAGATGCTGCCGACGTAGTGCTCGGTCTTTCCGTTGCCGCGATAGACGCAGACGACGTCCTTGCTAGATCCGATGAGATACCCGACTCCCGAGTCTACGTCGCAGGTGAGAGTGCCTACATTTACTCCTGCGGCGGAGTGGGCCGGAACGGTAGCCAAAGCCAAGAGGCCGGCGGCGAGGATGTGCTTTGCAAACTTCATTCATTACTCCTATTGTTAAGCGTCCTTCTTCGATACGAAGGCATTGAGAGTCTCGGCCGCCTTGATGACGTCCTCGACTGATACTACTGGAACTGTGGGGAAGGGGATCTTAGTGTCGTTCTCGCGAATCATTTGCCAGTCGTTCTCTAGGCGAATGCGCTCATTCATGGCTCGTTCATTTTCAATCTCTTGTGCGAGTTTAAGCAGAGCGAGTCGAATCTCGAAAGGATTCATAGTAGTCTCCTGTGTTTGTGTTGAGAGTGGTGGGTTTATTCTGTTTCCAAGTCAAACCCACCGAAAACTCATGTTAGGCCGCTAGGGCGTAACGAGGTGCATAGTTGTCGTTTGCACTTAACGTTTTGCGCTTGACGTAGTCGCCTACGATTATCTCCAGTCGCCTATTACACTCTTGTCGATCCTAGTTCGCCCCCATCAAGAACACACCGATTATCATATCTCATCGGCTAGCACGATATAAGACCACACGCTCTATTCGGTGGCTGGTGTGTTCGTGGTGGAGGCGCCGGGAGTTGCACCCGGGTCCAAGTAGTCTTTCAACTTCCTTCTACGATAATTCTGTTCGCTATTTATGCCTCGTCCATCAAATTCTTGACGTCTACCTTGCCCTTGGCGCCTTTGATGGATCCGTCTTTCAAGAACGAGATGACCTTGTGTCTCTCTAAGTAGGAGAACGCTCCCTCTATGCCTAGGAGGATGCCGTCTCGCCTACCTCTGGAGTGACTGAGATATGCACAGGCGCCGAAGCAACCGACGAGCATGGCGATCATCCAGTAGTCTAAGTACATGTCTCATTCCTCTCTATCAGGCCGCGGAAGTACTCCTGCGTATGACCGTGCCTGGCGTGGTAACCCTTGAAGTAGTCTCTGGCCACTTCTATATAGTCTTCGGTGTCCTTGTGAAACACCTGCATCCCCTCCGGCGAGGAGATCAGCACGGCGAACTTGTCTATCGGACGACCGAATCTCTCTCGCAACATCAGGCAGTACGCAGTGGCCTGAATGAAGTAGTTCTCGATCCACTCCTCTTTCTTCAATTTCGAGGACGACTTGAAGTCTACGACCGTGGGCTTCCCGTCGAATACGCAGAAGCAGTCGCACCTGCCGGCCACTCCTAAGTCGAGGGAGTACATCGGAAATTCTTGAGCGTATACTACACTGATTCGCTCGTCGAGTACAGGTCTCATTTTAGAGAAGAGCTCGAGCTCTCCGGGAAATGCCTTGTGATCGTAGTCGGGCACGTTGTTCAGGTAGTTCTCGCACATCGTGTGCAGCCTGGTGCCTAGAGAAGCGGCCTCTCTACCTATCTTGTTTGCCTCGGCCTCGCCGACTCTGCGGCGCCACTCCATCAGCGACTCCCTCTTCATGTCTCCGAGAGCGGTAGTCACAGACGGAAAGAGGACCCCGTCCGCATTCTCGTACAGACGGAATCCTCCCTCGAGTGTATGAGACTTCAGTTCTTCAAATGATAGACGATGGTGTAAGAACTCCTTACGCGTATCCGAGATTTGTCTTAGCGATGATGTAGTCACGTACTAATCCTGATCTGACGATGTCGTCTTTGTCGAATTCAATGTAAGCGAAGTTGCGTAATTTGTCAACTATCTCCATGAACTTCAGTAGGCCGTTTCGATCCTCGCTCTTGGCCAGGTCAGACTGTCTGAAGTCTCCGCAGAATATGATTCTGCAGTTTTTGCCGACTCGAGTGATGACCGAGTCTATCTCATGGAAAGTCATGTTCTCGACCTCGTCGACGATGATGACGGAGTCGTTGATGGTGGTTCCTCTGATGAACGAGGTGGTGATGAAGTTCACCAGCTTCTTTTGCTTGAGTATGTCGTACGCGTCCCCGCGGTTGAAGAGATCCTTTGCGATCGGGAAGTACGGCATCTCATAGGCCTTAGACTTCTCGCCCTGGCTACCAGGTAGAAAGCCCATGTCGCGAGTAGGAACGACAGAGCGAATGACAGTAACATCATTGTAGGCCTCCTTGTTGATCACGTCTTCCAATGCTAGGTACATCGAGATGAAGGTCTTGCCAGTTCCTGCCATGCCGTGTAGCAGCAGATTCCTGCCGGACTCGTAGGCCTCGAACGTCTTCTGCTGATTCTCAGTCAGTGGCATGACCCGCTTCAGCATCATATTTCCCAGGCCGCGACGAGCCTGATTGGGATCGTATTGAAGTTTCTCCTTCCTTCTGAGCTGCTTTCTTTGTTTTCTTGTTAGCTCTTGGATCTCTTCGTACATGGAACTCCTAGAACGTGTTAATCGTTGACTTACTCAACCCTCCCGAGTGTCGCTTCTTCATATCTTTGAGTAGGTCTCTAAATCCCGAGTCGGGCTTGTTCTTCACCCCCTTGACCGACAGGCTGGTCGGATCGAGGAGAGGTGTAGGATAAAGTACTTGCTGCACATCCGGATTACTACGTAAGTACTCGGCGTGCTCGCTCATGCTCATGAACTCCGTCCACTCTCTACCAGTGGAGTCTGTGAATGTATAAGTCGGCATCAGGTGTCATAATCCTCGTCATCGTCTCGGCGCTTCTTCTTAGCGAGCACCGCGATTCGCTTAGCGCGACGATTGTCTTTGTTCTGGTGCGGAGCGAAGTAGTTGCCATACTCGCCGTCAGTGTACTCAGGCTCTTTATGAAAAGTCTTGCTCATATCAGTGCTGCCTCATTGATCAGACCAGGGAATGCCTCCTGTACCAACTTCTCAGTGATGCCCTTGTATGGGAGCTTCTTATCCTTGACGGAGGCCAGGAGCTGCGCCTCCTTAGGAGACAGTGTCTCGAGTAGTTGGATGAATAAGAACTCGCGACGAATCTGCTTTAGATTCGGATTGCCGCCCTCCACGAACAGGTAGAGTCGGCGCGCCTCGTTATAGAGGTTGCCTTCCTGATCGAGGTACTTGGTGGGATTATACGGGACTTCTCCCTCGGGTAGGAGCCACTTGATTCTCTGATCGTAGGTCCACTGAAGGATCTTCAACATCACCATGTTACTCACGTTCTCGCGAAGCTTGATGATCTTGTCTTCTTTCTTTTTCAGAGCGGCGATCTCTTCTAGAATCTCCGCTACGCTCTTACGCATGATTATCTCCTTAGAAGTCGCCTATGACTTCCATCAAATTCTTTAGCTTGTTTTGGATGAAGTAGTTGAATAGCTTGTCGCGGGTCTTACCGGACTGGGCCTTGTACTCGTCGAGGATGCGAGTCTTGACATCTTCTGGTATGAACTCAAAGTCCACCAACTGTTGGTTTCGCTTGTAGTTGCGGAGCATCATGTCGTCGCAGAACTCGCTCGGATCCTTGCCTAGCCAGGCGTCGATCTTCTTCTGCGTGAGGGGCTTCTGTCTCTTGTCCGATACGAAGGTATCGTCGTCTGAGAGGAAGTTCGGGATGCCATCTCCGGTGTCCCCCCTCATGATGTGCTCCTGTACATATTTATACGGATCGTCGGTCTTGATCCATTTTTTTCTCACTGGGTCAAATTGCTCGACATTGCCATACTTCTGGAGTTGGTTGAAGTCCTTGTCACCGGACAGGATGAGGATCCGCTCGCTGGACACCGTGGCTCCCTTGAGAGAGCACAGAGTGGCGATGACGTCGTCGGCCTCCACGGAGTCCACCTGGATGGTCGGATACGGGAACACCTCCCTGAGCTCGGCCCTGATCTTATTCAGGGACTCAAAGATCTTAGTCCAGTCCAGCTCCGACTTCTCTCTGGCTTTCTTGCGGTTAGCCTTGTAGTAGGGGTAGACCTTTCGGCGCCAGTAGTTCTTATCGTCACAAGCGATGACCAGCTCGCCGTACTCACCAGAGAACTTCTGCTTATACAGGCGAATGGAGTTCAGGATCATATGACGCAGCAAGTCTTCTTCTACCTGATGATTGGTGTGGTTGCCCAGCTGGACCATCAGGTTGGAGATCATGACCTGATTGAGATCAAGGATTATCATGATGAGCGATTCGCTTCTTGATGAGGATTGACTTGAGCAGCGCCTCCCAGGCGTACTTCTTAATGTCGACGTTGTAGAACCGATCAGCGAAGATCTTCTGCCCCTGCAGCGTATCCTCGAGGACCTCGCTCATGTTACGCACGGCCTTGACTGCGCCGTCGAGCATCTGATAGAAGTTATTGAGGTGATCCTGCTTGTTGTCCTGCCACTGGTACATCCAGGTGTACTGCGACGCGGTCTCGTAGAGGGCGCCGTAGTTCGGATGGACGCATAGACACTCGGCGCTCATGGCCTCCATCAGGGCCATGCAAGAAGTCTCCATCCAGATGTTGGGATAAGCGAAGATGTGAGCCTTCGACAGAGCCTCGCGAACTTCCTCGTTGGGACGAGCCCCGTGATAAGTCATCTTCGGATGCTGCTTGATCATGTCGAAGAGAGGCTCGTACGGCTTATCTCGCTCCGACCATCCGTAGATGGAGAACGAGGAGAAGACGTCGAGATGTACGTCGTCGTGGTTCTTGGCCAATTCGATGAATGCAGGAACCAGCAACTCGAGACCGCGATGCGGAGTGGTGTGATAGATGATGTTGACCTGATCTTTTGGCTTCAAGTCTAACGACGCAGGCACCGGCACGATGGCGTTGGTAAGCACGCAGCACTTGTACCACGGGATGCCGTAGTACTGGATGTAGTTCTGCATCTGCCAGTTGGATACGAAGATGAGGCGCTCGAACTTGTTGTAGCCGCCGTTCTTCAGGTGATCCGACGCCGGGTCGCCAGGCAGGTCCTGCAACTGAAGCAGTTGGATCTTGCTGTCGTCGACCTCTCCTACGCGAGACACGTGGATCTGGAAGTGCTTGAGCATCTCGGGGTCGATTCGCTTCTCCAGCCTCTCGGCCATGAGCTCGCTGCCTCCCCGAGACTTCTTAGTCATGTCGATGTTGTTGTATGCGAAACCCATCACGCCTTCTCCCTGATAGTGACTGACTCGACGGAGTCGAGACGGAACGAGCGCCAGCCCTTGGCCTCCACGTCGTAGGCCGCGATGACGTCGAGGTTCTCCTTGGTCTCGCGATTAGACTTGGTGAGGTCGATCACTGGCTTCTCCTGCTGAGGGAGCATGTCAGTGCGAAGAGTACACCTCATGGTGCGACGAGTGCCGTCGCGCTTGATGAAGTCTACTTCCAGCACCTTGGAGTGGAGCTGCTCGATGAGGTAGGGGCGATCAGCCCTTGAAAAAGTTCCTGAGGTCATTGTGTTTCATCCATTCTGTAAGATCGTTGTATCCGCCGATGTGGTGTCCGTTCAGTATAATCTGAGGCACTGTCCTCGCATTTGGAAACTTCTGAAAGAACTCCTCTCTGGTTATGTCTGATCCTATCACGTACTCAGTAAATTGTACACGATAACCTCGCATGGCGACCTTGGCCATTTCACAGTAGGGGCAATCCGTCTTGCTGTAGATCTCTATCATGCTGCCTTCGCTCTCAGTTCTTCTATGTGTCGACACCGCTTTCGGAAGTCGAAGCCGGGGCAGGAGCAGCTGTAGTGGCCACCGTCCCTGACTATCTGGTATTTACTCCCCTTGGACCCGACCACAGTCCAACTCTCTTGATTTGGAGCCGGATCCGTGGCAGCGTCTGCGTCCTCTATGCGGTCTATCTCTATGAGACGAACCGGATATTTCGGATCTCCACTGGTGATGCGAACAGTGCCGGCAGGATCTCCTCTGCCCGGAGCTACCAGCTTACCAGTATAGACGTGAAACTCGGGCACGTCCACGTAAGAGGCGTACACGTGCTTGAACTTGAAGATCGGATTGCGGACTTTCAGTGTGACTACGTCTCCTACTCGCATGTCACTTCTCCAACTTCTCTTCTAGCATCTTAGCTATCTCATCACAGAGCTCCTTCTCTCTACGGAAGGCCTCCCGCTCCCACGGCTGGGCTCGATACTTCTCGTAGTTTCGAGTCTCCTGGACCACCGCTTTGCCCATCCACTTCATGGTGCGCATGCCCATTTCGAGCCTTCCCTGCTTGAACTGCTCTGCGTGGACCAACTCGTGCATCAGGGCACTCATCACCTTCGACATAGTATTACAGCGACGCGGATCGATGACTACTTTCTGATCAGAGTGTTGATAGTGTGCGTTGGCTTTCCGGTTCGGTTTGAGGTGGATCTTGATGTGAAGTGGAAGATCCAAGAGTTGACGAGCCAGAGGCATCACCAGCTTGATCGCAGACACGACGTCTTTAGACCACTTAGTGTAGCGGTTGTCGTATCCGTACTTGAGGGAGGATGCTATAGAGTAGACTGTAAGATCGCTATTAGCCATAGCTGGATTATACCCGTGTCTGAGTGTGTGTACAGGAGAATATTCGCGGTTCAGGTGTAGAGGTGCTTAGCGTGATCCTGCTGCCACTTGGAGTTCGGAACCGCGAGTCCCTCGCCGGCCAGGATGACGTTCCACATGGTCAACATGAGCTTCTCCGAGGATGGAGAGCGCTCGATGTCGAGCAACAGGTTGTTGTACCTGTAGATGCCGTTCTTCGTCTTTGGCTTGACCATCCAAGACTTGGCCACTTCCTTGGCAACAGGGAGCGGGAGCTTATCGAGGTTCCGCATCGCCTCGAGGTCGTTGTTCTTCATCTTACTTCCCCATCGCGTAGTTGTGATGATCGGCCATGTACTCCAGATCCATGTCGTGATCCAGACGGGCTACGTAAGCCTCGAGATCAGAAGCGATCATGCCGATCTCTTCAACCACCTGATCGCGGTTCTTGCCGTAGGCATAGGTCCGACGCTGCAGGCTGCGGAGACGGTTGGCGAGGGCCTCGATTTCATTGATGTGCATGGGAGATCTCCTTGAGTAGTGCGTGTGTGAAGAAGAAAGTGACGAGGAAGACGAGAGTCAAGAACCCCGGAGGGGTGGGCGCCGTCAAGAGAAGAGAGAGGAGTAGAGTTTTCATCATATGAGCATTCTATCCTGTTGCTCTAAAAATGTCAACCGCTCATTTCCAATAGAAGCCGGTGCCGTCTACCAGCTTGCGGTCGACTTCCTCGTTCCAGATCCGGACCACGTCCTCGCGGGGGAACTGCTTGGAGGCGGCCACGACTCTGTCGTAGGACTCCTGTCCGAGACGCCAGACTCTGCCGTCGTCGGTGTAGTTGTAGGTGAGGTCATGCTGGGCGACCATCTTAGCGAATTCTTCGAGGGTCATTAGTACACTCCCACGAAGAACTTCTTGCCAAGATCGGCGCCAGTCACGTCGTGACCAAGAGCGCGAAGCTTCTCGGCGACGATGAGGACGTTAGAGAGGAAAGAGTCGGCGCTGGACCGGAAGTTCAGGACCATCGGACCGTTCTCGGTCAGGGTGACAAATACCGTGTTCAAAATTTGCTCTCCATTAGCTTACTTTCTTCTTATACCCAGCCTCGCATTAAATGTACATGCCCAGGGTGAAAAAAGTGCGCATGATACGAACTTTTTTTGTCTAACAATATCAATGGCTTGCAGACGGCTTAGAACTGGCAGGCAAGCCACTGAAAAGATTAGACTTTTTTGAGCCTTTCCAGAGCTCTCTGGAGCGCACAGAAGCCCCGTGGCCGGCAGGCCATATTACCCTACCCCAGACTGGTCGGAGGGGCTCCTGAGCTTCTCTAAATTTGACAGTGTACATATTTCATACGACCAGATAAGATCTAGTCAAATCTTAAGGATCCTGAGTAATGGCCAAGAAGTTAATTCGGAAAGCTCTGCCAAAGAAGATCAAGAAGACGAGATCTGAGGTCTACATGGTGAATCTCAAGTATCTCGGAGATGAACCCACGTATAAGCCAGGGAAGTCTCTGACCCTGTCCGAGAGGGCCAAGGCATACACGTGGTACGGGTCTATGGCCGAGCTCTCCGACGCTCGAGAGTGGCTCTCTGACTACCTGTCCACCCTCGGCCGGAAGGATGATGTCAAGCGACTCAAGACGGTTCCTGACTCCCTCTTTCCATTCACGTGTGCTTGGATCGGCAGGATGGCCACTCGAGGTGTTCCAGTCGAAGAGCAGACCAAGGCATTCTTCGACAAGAGGCTGGCCGAGGCATTCGCCTCTCGCGCCACTGATGAGAAGAGAGAGGACAAGCCTGCCGCCGAGAAGCCCAACATTCAAGAGCGAATCAAGGATCGCGTAGACGACTTGATTGGCGACCTCGAGGAAGTGATGGACAAGCACGCGCGTGGCGAGATAGCAGAGTTCGATGCCTACGAGTTTTGTCAGAAGGCTCAGATCCCCGCTCAGCACACCACCAAGATGGCGGCTTACTACGTCGAGATCTACGACGAGCTGGAGCAGGCCATCGACGGGTCTGATCCGCAGATCAAGGAGGGCTACGCCGGCTACTCGAAGAAGTGGCTGAGGACTCGACTCGAGTTCGTAGAGAAGATGATGTCCGACCTGCTCCGATATGGGCAGAATGCCAAGAAGCTCCGTGCTCCTCGTAAGAAGAAGCCACAGAGCGTGGAGAAGAAGCTGAAGAACTTCCGTTACAAGAAGGAAGACCAAGAGACCAAGCTGGCCTCGGTGTCGCCGGAGCAGATCGTAGGAGCCGCAGAGCTCTGGACTTACAACGTCAAATATAAGACTCTCACTGTGTTCCGAGCTATCGATCGCGGCGGGCTAGATATTAAGAGGTCCTCGATCGTCAACTTCGACGAGAAGACCACGAGCACTCGCCGGACCGGTCGTCAGGCCGAGAAGATCGTCCAGTCCGTCTTGAGTGGTGGTAAGATCATCCTGCGCAAGGTCATGGACGATCTGAAGGAAGCGACTCTGCAGGATCGCATAAATGAGAATACAATTCTATTGAGGGTGATCAAGCAATGAAAGAATACACAGTACGTTACACCATCGAGGATCGCTGGTTCGAGTCAGTCGTCATGACTGATAGCTCTGAGTCTGCCATGATATGGGCTGAGAAGGGCATGCGCGCTAAGAATGTTCGCGTCGTGAAATCGAAAGAGATATTAGAATGAAGTTCGGAATCATCTCTGACCTACACATGGAGTTCCAGGCCTGGTATCCACCGGAGCTGGATCCAGACGTGTTCTATCTGAACGCAGGCGATACACACCCCGACAAGCTCCTTCGCGACTGGCTCAAGAAGGAGATGGGTGATCGGTACTTCGCAGTCTTGGGCAATCACGACTACTACGGCAACTCGTTTGCCAACGCGGACATGGACTTCCCTGATACTGTCGAGGTAGACGGCATCAAGATCGCGGGTGCCACGCTGTGGACCGAGATCTCGCCCACTCGCTGGTGGGACTTCAAGGAGTACATGGTAGATAGTCGTCATATCAGAGGCATGACTTATGAGAAGTATATGTTAGCTCATATGACTCACAAGGAGCATCTATTCAACTCAGGTGCAGACGTGTGGGTAGTTCATCACTTGCCGTCGTATCAGTCGGTGCATCCTAAGTACAAGGACTCTGGCGGCAACGACTTCTTCGCGACCGAGCTATCCTACAAGATCTTGGAGATGAAGAAGCCGCCGAAGCTGATCGTACACGGGCACACTCATGATCGGTGTGACTACATGATCGGCGACACGCGCGTTGTCTGTCATCCTCGCGGCTACCCGAATGAGAACGACTGGTACAAGAACTACCGGCCGCTAATCGTGGAGGTTTG